GAAGATTTACCGAACCGGTATAAACTCCAGCACCTTCCTCGACGAAGGTGATTTCCTTTGCAAATACCTGGTCAGCCTCAGCCTCGCAGGGGTCGAAATGCACCTTAACGGCTATCGTTTCGGTGAGCCCCGCTCCCACGATACCAAGGGCATAACCGAACGGTATCTGGGTTTCCACGCTGGATATCTTGCTCACAACGCAGGTAGTGGTATTTATGTAGAGCAAGTCTCCACCAGCTACGGCGCTATTGCCAGCATCGTCAATAGCGGCAACATCAACAGACCATATCCCCTCGGTGTCAACTGCTATAAGATCAGTTCCGGCCACCTCGGTTTTAAGAGCAATTCCCACTATTCCCCCACACACAACGGGGAGACCCTTAGTAACCACTGAACCAGCGTGGGTCAATTCGCTGGCTGCAAACGTAACGTGTCTGCCCTCATAGGTAGATGAGATTTCATCTCCAGCAGTGAGAGCATCTGCTATAGGATAAACTCCAAAACTAGGCATTGTATTTTCCTCCTAAGTTAATTTTTACTTAGCGCCCGGTGACGGCAGTTTCAATCTGTGCGTCCGTCCATTCCGGGTGCATCTTCCTGAAGGACTCTTTGAGGGCTTCCTTGGCCTTCTCAGGGTCGACCTTTGTCTCCCCCATGCCCTTCACCTTGCCCGCCTCAGCTAACTTAGCGATGTAATCCACCTCGGACTGTATTGCTTCGGTTATACCATCGGCAGACTCGGCGTCCTTGAATCTCTCAATGAGCCGTTCCTTAGCAGCATCGGGTAGCTCGGCCTTATCGACAGCCTCTTTTATGGCGGCTTGTGCTTCGGCTTTTGCCTTGTCCTTCTCTGCCTGTAGGGCGGCTTCCTTGAGCGTGTCCCTCTCAGTAGTCAGCGTTTCAATCTGACCTTCCAGTTCCTTGATTTTCTCCTCGTTCTCCACGGCTTTCTTTACCTCCTTGGTTATTTCTGCCCTGACAGCTGACTCTATAGCCTTGACTAAATCAGGGCGTCGCTCCCTTAGACCTGATAGTTCGACCAAATCTATATCTCGACTTCTATCAGATTCGTAAAATGTGACAATCCCGCCGGCCCCGGGTTCGGTAACAAAATCAACCGACCTGGCGCCTGTGAGTTCCTCAATTACCAGCGTCTCCTTACCTTCGATGGTAGACTTCGTTGCCTTGCCTATTGCATTGATAGAGATGCCCATTTCAGAGAGCAGCTTCTTATCTCGCAAGGTAGCAAGTTTTGTCATCAACCAGGGCTCGATGATTTCGGCAACACCGGTAACCACTCCGGCCTCGTCACACGTTACATCCTTGAGCACGGCCACCCACCCCGTATTCTTTATGGACCTCTCAGGTAATTCCTTGTCTTCCTGCTCTGTGGGGTGGTCTGCATACATCTTCTGGCCTTCAAATACTTTATAATCCCGCTTTAGCATCTCGGCAGGGTAATACCTGTCTTCAGTGGCGTTAAATCCCGGCTTGATAACGATTACAGTGGCTCTCCCCTTGTCGAACTTGGCTTCAGTCAGGGGTATGAAATTCTGTACCAGTTCCCGGGTCATGGCTTCCTTAACCCACCTCGGAATGTCCTCATCTTCGACATCGAGTTTGCGGTATTCAGCCCTTATCTTCCGTTTTACCGCAGACAAATCATCAGCAGGTATGGCCACCTTCTGCCCCCTGAAACCACCGGGACTCAGAGCAGCGGCCGCCCTGCCCAATTGCGCCCGGGTAACCTTTTTCTCGGGGTCTTCCCAGAGTCGGAGTTTCCAGGTTGAGGGTTTTTCGGCATCGGGCACATAGGCAAAGGCAGCCGCCGGATATTTCTCACCATCCTCTGTCTTCATAGCGGCCTGCTCTTTTATCATTTTCAGCACGGAGGTTGCCTCTTTTGTGGCTTTCTTTACTTCCTTCTCGTCCAGCTCCTCAGAGCTTAGAAGTTCCTGGCAGAGCTCAACAATCTTCTTAATCCTTGCAGAGTCCAGGGAGGCGTTGCGTCTACCTGCCTCCTGAATAATCTCTGAATATACTTTTTGCAGGGACTCCATGGGCTTATAGACTTTCTGGGCAACGACCTTTTCTGGGTCACCGAATGTTGCCGTGCCATCCTCCATAGCATAACTCGCCTTATATAGTTGCCCATCAATGTTATATATCAGGGCATCGTCAAAGACCTCCTCAACCACCACTCCACTAGGGATGGGCGATTCCACCGCCAGTTTATATTCGTCAGTCAATGCCGTCTGGAGTAAAGTCTTTTTATCCTCGGCGCTCAGTTCGGCCTCTTTTACCTTGGGCATAATTCCCCTCCGTTCCCCTGCCTGCTTGGCCACCATAGGCGCTCCGCATTCAGGGCATTTTTTTGTATTGCATCTAATATCTTCCCCAACAAGAATTTCATGTTTGCATTCGGGGCATACACATATATGATCCCCATGGGGGTGGACGGCTTCCTTGGCTACCCACTTCCCCTCCGCATTCTTTTTATAAGATTTCTTGACAGCAGCCCAGGCAATGGAATTGCAGGTTATCTCAGCGTCCTTCTCTTTGCCGTGCTGTTCCCATGCGGAGTTGTAGGCTTTCATGTAGATTTTTTCTGCTTCAGTAGGGAGGTTATCTTTAACCGGCGGCGGTAATTCGCTTACTGATTTATATGGCATCTTCAATCTCCTTCAACCATGGAGGGGTCAATTCAACTATCTCAAATTCATCATGCCCACAGTTAGGGCAGAACTTTACATCTAGGGTTACTAGCCTTCCGCACTTTTCGCACATCTTTGCTTGAGGCATCATGGCCTCCTAATATTGGTAGCGGAGGGGGGATTCGAACCCTCGACCTCTGACTTATGGGGCCAGCGAGCTACCACTGCTCCACTCCGCGTCTCCGCTATTTACTCAGCCTCGCAGGCGCTAGGGCGCATTCACAATTTTGGTGAAAGGGGGGCCTATCGTGGCCGCTTGAAAATGCCTGGCCAACAGGGATAACCCCATCGGCCTCGTTCCCCTGACATATCTCACAGGGGTCTCCTCCAGTTACCACTTCTTTCCCATCGATGCCCATGTCCTTCATATTATCGAGAGAGGCTTGAGATAATGCATTGGCCGTCTCGGTCCGGGCTATCATCTTGGCTCTATAGCGAGCCATGTCGGTAAAGGACTTCTTGATATCCTTCGTCAGTCCGGGGATGCCCCTCTTTCTCTTTATCCCGTTACTAATCACATTGGAGAGGCGGCGTTTGGTCTCCTCGTCCATCTGGGTGACGAGTTCGGCGCCGTGCTTCTCCGCCCACTTAATAGCATCCTCAATGGGCGGTCCTTCATAAGCGATGGGGATGCCGAGCTTGGTCTTGCCATAAGATATCATCTCGGCCTGGCCGGATATGTAAATCTTTGCCATCTCCCCGGCCATCTCAGCTCGAAAGGAATCATCAAAACTCCCCAGTAGCATATCAAGAAAGTCTTTTGCTTCAGATTCGGGGCTCTCCTTTATAACATATTTGTTATATATCCCGTCCATCTTGGAATAAGGGAAAGCCCGCTCTAACCGCCTGAAGTATTTGGCTAGATTCTGCTCAAGCCCCTTCTGTAGCTTTTGGTTCTTTGAACTCTTGGGGTTGGACGGTATCTCCGCTTCCAGCAGGGCTATCAACTTGTCCAGTTCCGCTGTTACTGCTAGCATCTAGTTTCCCCTTCTCTATTACATCTTCGGGTACACCGATTTCCCTTGCTTTAGTTATACCTTTCAGGCAGTTGTAGCAGGGCTGAACTCTGAGCCCGATTTTATCAAGCTCAATGTAGCCCTTGTCATTACAAAATTGACATACCTTCGGTTTCTCCGGCTTCACTACCCTCTTAGTTCTGGGTTTCCTTACCTTGGTTGTTCCTCTTTTAGTCATCATTTGCTCCTTTACTCCTTTTTAGTTATAGATTCCCTGAATTGCCTGAGCGCTCTAGCAAGCGCCACCTCAGGGTTTGTCTTAGCCTCTTTTGCCAACTGGTCTAGCACCTCCGAAGGGTCGTTCACCCCCAGGGACAATAGAGCCAACTGCTTTACATCATCCGAGTCACCAAGCGCAGGTAGTACATTGAGTATTTGACTGAGAGCCGTGGCCGCCTGCAGGATATCCTCAGGTGCTATCTTGGGGAAGTCCCTATCGATGTACCATTTATCGGGTGAAATTCCGTTGTGCTCTAAGATAATCTCGTCTATATCCTGATAGGTATCATTCCAGATTGCCTGATAGGATTGGAACATCTTCATCATGGGAAGCTCAACGGTCTTGGCCGTGGCTAGGTTACCGATAGAAATATCACCGAAATACTGTTCGGGAATTCCAACAGCAGCACAAATCATAAGCTTAATCATCCTGCCGTCCTGATAGGCAGCCGAGGCACCGGTCTCAGTCTTTATAGGAGTAGTGTCCGAACCTAGATTTTCAACAAGGTGAGAGCCAGCGGCTATTTCCTGCTCATGGGTCTTGGCCTTGATAGCATCCGCTGCTGTCTGGCCGCCCTTGACCTTTGTCCTCCATGCGAACTTTGCCAGCGCCAGCATGACGGCTATTCTCGAAGCCAGGAACCGGGTATTATACTTCATCCAGATTAAGGCCGGGAGCAATAAGGGGTTCCCCCTCTGGGCTGTAGTATTAGCGGGCAGATGATAAACAAGCACATTTTCCTGAGTCGCCTTTACGGGAAATCCCAAGGAATTAGGGCAACCTTCATCTTTGGGGTTCGTGTGGCTACAGTAGTAATCTTTATGAGGCTTAAACTGGGTATCAGTCCATGAGCGCTCATAGTACCTTATATTTTCTTTATCATCGGGATCTGTTATGAAATCGGTTATCTCTAAGGGGTCAATCCAGCGGATAGTGGCCGTTCCGTTCGCCCCCAGAAAGATAGCAAAGAACACCTCACCGTCAATCAAAAGTTTGTCGGAGGACTTGCGCTGCCCTCTTGCCGATAATACAGCCTGATTTGCCCTTGACCCCCAGAATGATTCAAGCGCCCCCTTGACCTTCTCATCCTCTGACTGCCATGTGATGCCGGTGCCAAAGGTATAATCCGTCCATAAACGGATTGCCTGCTTCCCCATCGGGTCTTTTGTGGCATAGAGCCGGGATAGCTTTATGTTTGATATGCGCTCCTGCCCGGTGATTACATCGCCAGTTGCCCCACTCAGGTTTATCCAGCCCTCATCCTCAAGGGTTAGATCGGTCTCAACGCTGGCGGTGGCTTCCCGGATGAGCAAATCCAGCTCATCGCGGGGGACATTCTCTGTTAGGCGGGTTTCCTGCTTCTTATCTACCATATTTGGGGGCTCCTGCTATCTTCACTCTATCGCCATATAATTTATTTTTCCTACGGGTAGCCCTATTCATTTGAATAACTTTGCCGTCCGAGAACCTAACTCTCATTGTGGGAGCGGGGCGGAGCGTTCCCTCTTGATGTTTCGGGAAGGGCATTTGCGTAGTCCCCTTTGGTGAATTTATGTGTAATAGTTTTACGGTTTCATTCATCTCAACTCCAAATCTTTGACCTGCTCCATGGCATCATAGACGACAACGGTCTCCTCGGGTTCGGGTTCGGTCAACGTTAATTGATTGAACGCTCCACTGGCAGCATCTACTTGGTCGTCATGTCCGCCACTCGGAAAGGCTTCGGCCTCATCTAAGAACTCAGTAATCCACGTTCCCCTTATCAGTTTTACATTTCCTGCTTCAGCTTGCGAACTCAAGGGGTTCGCCCTTACTTCTTTACTTCCCGTAGATGGGATTCCCTTGAAATCCCATCCCATCAATACTCGGCGTCTATAATCATCTATAACTTTAACCCCCGAACTTCCCGGCTCCTGTTCCATCCGTACAGGTATGTCCTTGCCATCTAATTCTGCTGTCTGCTTTACTAATTGTTCATTCGCCTGGGGTGTCCCCCGTAGCCTTTTTATGTCAAAGATATACAGTGTTTGCTCAGATGAAAGCCCCATTAAACAACCAGCAGTCCAGTCTGGGTCTTTACCCTTTTTGGCTTCTGTGGCAGCCATGTCCCAGAATCTAAGCTTTTGGCAAGAAGAAGGGGATGCATCCACAATCTCAAACCATTCCCGCCTGAACTTGTTCCCTTCTACCCTAGCTGACCAATCGCCTTGTAGCAGTCTCGCCCTTGTCACAGAATCAAGATTGTTAAGGCTTTTTATATATGCTGGTCTATCAAGGTGCGGGTTGTCGCTGAGGGTGGCAGGGATAAACGGTCGCCCATATTGTTTCCCCTCAATGATAAATCTCTGTTTTACCCACTCATGGCCAATACTGCCAGGATTAGAAGCCCCCCGAATCCTTATCGGTATATCAGACTCAGCCAGTCGTCTTGCCCTTGAGTGCATATATCGGTACTGATATTCCGTGAACTGGGTTAACTCATCAAAGCCTATAAATTGAAAAGCCGCTGACTGGTATTGTTCAACATCCTTGTCAGCTTCAAGATAACCAAATACTAATTTTGCTCCTGATGGGAACACCCATGAATTACTATCACTTTGCCACTTAGCGCCGCTCCCCACGAGCCACATCCTAGAACGGTCTAAGAGGGCTTCGGGTAATGTTAGGGCTTTAAATGTTCGTCGGAGTAAGAGGGCGGCATAACCTGAAATATCGACATATTGGAGAGCCGACATAAGCAGGGCATCAGATTTACCACCACCGGCCGCCCCACCGTAAAACCCCTCTTCAGTCTTGAGGCTCAGAAACAGGAGTTGCTTGTATGTCGGCTGGTGAGGACAATATAGGGGCATCCTCACCGTGCCCATTGCCTCCAAGAAGTCCCGGCGTGAGTCCGAGTTTTTCAGCTTCAAGGATTGCCGCTGCGACTGTTTTTGCATCAACGTTGAGGACATTAACTTGCACCTTTACTGGTTTATCTTCAGACCCATCAGAATATATCCGCTCCATTTTATTGAGCTCAAATATGGCCTGGATGGGATTGTGGAGCTTTATAGTAGTAGTCTTTTCATGGGCTCTGCCCTCTTTGCCCCCAGTGAACTCGGTAATCCTTATCTCTTGGAGGGCAGCACTCTTTAGCTTCTCGGCGGTGAGGTTGTGCATGAAGTCAACGAACCTACCCCTCACTATCTCAGATAGGACCTGCTTGCGTTCTAGGACGGTGGCAACAGTGGCATCCTCAGCGGCCTGCCTTAATGATTGGAGTCGTTCCTTTATGTTAGTTTTTGTTAGATTTGTCGAAGCTATATTACGGATTGACCGAGGGCTATAACCGGCTATCAGGGCAGCCTCACTGGCATTGCCGAGTTCAAAGTATTTAAGGCAGAATGTTTCTTGCTTTTGAGTTAGTCCTCTAGCCATCTATCTTCACCGCCTGTTTCCCTGTGAAGTCTTCCCACCGTTTGATTATTACATCGCAGTAGTGCTCATCTATCTCCATCATGAAACACCGGCGCCCGAGCTTCTCACAGGCTATTAGGGTGGAGCCAGAGCCACCGAAGAAGTCGAGAATTATATCCCCACTTCTGCCATATCTTTCCATTATCCAAGTAAATAGACTCGTAGGTTTTTGTGTTGGGTGTATCCTAGACTGGGTATCTTCCGATGCTAATCCATATACACCGGCCCACTTTATCCTTATAATATCCCTCTTGTGTTTCTGCATGGACCATAATAGTTCAAAAGCACTGCCTATCATAAGATCAGCCGATTCCGTTAATCTCTTATCCCAGACAAACCAAGAGCCCCCATCAGGTAATTCCTTGCAGTAATAATCGGCACCAAACCAAAATTGCTCTTTAACATCAAGCCACAAGAAATCACTAAATTTAAAAGGTTTATCATCCCCTATTACCTTGTGGTATTTATTCCCGCCACCTAGCTTCTTGACCCAATCAGCAGACTTTAGACTTCCCTTAACACCAGTCCAATCCGTGTCTAAATTCATCCCATAAGGCGGGTCAGTAAAGACCATATCCGCCTTCTCTCCCCCCATCAGCTTCTCCACATCTTCCTTCTTGGTAGCATCCCCGCATAAGAGCCGATGATTCCCTAGACTCCAGAGGTCGCCCCGCCTACAAATCGATTCTGTGGGCTCTGGGACGGCATCATCATCGGTCAGCCCTTCTTCAGGTACATGGAACTGCGTCATCAGGTCCTCAATCTCTTTGAGGTCAAAGCCCGTTATCTCCATGTCAAGGTCGCCGGTATCAAGTTGCTCGAGGATATCCTTTAGCTTGGGATAGTCCCACTCACCGGAGATTTTATTGAGGGCTAGATTAAGTGCCTTCTCCTTCGTCTCGTCGAGGTCTACAACGGATACATCTGCCTCGGTATGCCCCAGCTCCTTGAGTATCTTCAGCCTTTGATGGCCACCCACCAGGTTGCCAGTCCGCTTATTCCAGATTAGGGGTTCCACCATATCAAATTCAAGGATGGATTTCTTCAGCTTCTCGTATTCTATGTCCCCGGGCTGGAGGTCCTTGCGCGGGTTATAGGGGGCGGGATTGATATCTGTTATCTTTACTCCTTTTATCTCCAATTCAATTCCTGCTCCCCCTTAATATCCTGCACCATGCGCAACGGTCATGTAAGAATTGGACCCAGTCTATTCCCCAATGATGAAAAACAGAATGCTCAGTGGCATAGGTGTCAAACTCTCTCCTGGCTTCCCCTGTCTCAATCATGCAAAGGGGTATAAATATCGCTTTCATGCTGGCTCCAACGGTCTCCAGTTGTATCCCCCGCGCAGATATTTCTCCTTAATAGCTATCAGCCTCTCGGCCTGCTCTTCCGTAAAGCCTAGCCCCAATAGATAATCAATTTCGGCCATTTTCTCCCCTAATCATATGCAATCGTCTAATAATTAAACGATTTGCGACTTACTTGCCCACAATAAAAAAGCCCACCAATTAAGGTGAGCTGTGATATTTTGGTAGCGGGGGTGGGAATCGAACCCACGGAGTCTAGCTTATGGGACTAGACAGGCAACCAACGGCCTCCCCGACATATTAAAGGCACCACTATATGCAGTATATCATTTTACATTACCACAATATCTAGTGTATGTCAAGTATTTTGGGCAAAAGACAAGCACTTAGCTTGAGAACCAGAGATCTACAGCTCTTTGAAAATCCTCAGGAAATATATCTGCGGCATAGAGCCAGAACGGTAAAGTTTCACCTTCCCTCAACCATTCTTCGTCCCCGTCAGCAATGGCTTGTTGCAATACAGCTAAAGCTATCAATTTATAGGGATCACGGATATTTTTCATTTTGCGGTTGAGTTTAAATTTTGTTTTCATTTCTCCTCCAGTGCCTTCCTTTCAGCCAGTCTTGATATGTCAATCCCTTTCTTTTCCATGTGCTTTGCCATCTCGGCCTCGACCCCGAAGCGCAGTAATAGAGCACCTTATTGATACGGCGCCGGATATAGTCGATGTCAAGGTGGCGCTCCCGGGCAATTTCCTCCTCATCCTTCCCGGCAATCTTTTCCTCTACCAGAAAGCCATCTATCCCGCACCTCTTTACACGGATTTCCAGCTCTGCGATTAAAAGGCATGGGTTTTCAAAGGGGGCGCGGTGATTAGCACGTTTTCCCCCGGGTAAAGCAGTATATCCAGACGATACGTTGTCCGGCCATATTCCCTCTTTGAGGGTTTGTGCATACTGGACGAGCCATTCTACACCCTCACGGTCAAAGCGGATCATCTGTGCCTCGGCCTCTTTTTCATTTCCCGCTCTAATTCCTCGCTGTCTTCGATATGCGCTTCACCCACTATCCCACTTTCCCCCATCTTTATGCGCTCAAACTCATCTTTAGGGGGCTTGAACTCCGCAGAGGCTAGAGCCCTGAATTTTCTCTGTGTTATTGGGTCTAATAGGTACCATATAGGCGTGTTCACGTTAGATTAAAACTCCTCCGATAACTATTAAGGCGATTCCACATATCCCCCGAACGGCTCTTACCCAGTGATCACGTGCCCAGGTCTGTTTTTCGCTCCCCTCGTAACTAGGGGCGTTCAGGTAGAGGGTTATGCTCAATATAGCGTCTGAGAATATCCACATACCGATTAAGCCGATGATATAAGCTGTCATTTATCCCCCTTTGGTAAAAAATTCTCATCAAGGGTCAGACTATAGAGCCACGTCAAGCCTTGATTCTTATGTACCCCGAATGTCCAGTGAGTCGGGATAGAACTGGCCCCGATTATTTCCAAGGCGTAAGGGTCATCGGTCACAAGCGGGCCGTTTATCAGTAATTTTGTCTCCGACCAGACCCTCAAGAAGTCCTCCTTGTGGAAGTGCCCGCAGACCGCATAAGGGAAGCCCCCGAATGTCGAATACCAGTCCTTGACCTTTCTGGTGAGAGCAAAGTAGGGTATCCCCATCCTTGCGCTACACTGGTCACCATGAAAAACAAAGAACTTAAAGCCCTCAATCGTTGGTATTATCTTAAAATCTTCCGAGTAATTTACTTCTACTCCGGGGGGTAGCTTCGCCCCTGCTAATGCCTTATATAGAGCCATATCCCAGTTAGATGTCCTGGGAGCCGTCAGCGAATACCTGCCGTGATTGCCCCTTACACCGTAGAATTTGACCGTCTTAAATTCCTGCCTCAGGGATATGAGAAGGCCTGAGATAGTGGGCAGAGCAAGGTCATAAACCTGGTTGACAGCCCCGCAACATACCCCCTCAATGGTGGCGCCCTGGAATGGGTTTTCACCATGTACGTTGTCCCCGACATCGATTATCACAAGGTCATTTAGGGGATACATATGCCGATGAAGTTGGGTAATAGTAAGGACCGACTCTACTAACTTTCTGAACCGCTGTTTGTAGACCTCGGCATTGAATGTAGGAGTCAGCTCGCCGGCGTGGTCATCCCCGATTACTACAACTTGAGTCTCGGGGTCGCCCTTTCTCGCCCTGGAGGGTTTATACTTTATTATTTCAGGGATGATAATTTTGACATCGGGTCCTTTGGGCTCTTCCTTTCCCGGCGTTCCCTGCGCCTTCCAGGGTAGACTCTGTATGTCAAACCCCCTCTTCCTGAGGGCTCTATAGAGGCCGTACCGATCCGAGTAGCGGAGCTCCTGCCTTACCAATTCCGCTTGACCATTCTTGACCCGTTCCCAGTATTGAGCCTCTTCCGGTGAGCCTTTGTCTGGTAATTTACTCTTAAACATTTCTCCTCCTCAATAAATGAGGCACTGTTCACCATTTCTGGTTACTTAGCGCCTCCTGTATTTGCCCGGTCAGTTTCCCTCCGGGGAGCGGCTAAGTCAGCTCACGCCTCTTAGCCAGGTCAGCTTTTATTAAGTTGTTAAGCCGTGGTTATCGGATAATCAAACCCCTCTAAAATTGTAGTTCCCCAACTAGTAAAGATAAGGCGCGGGCCTATATTCCAATTAGGAGATATATCCATTATTTCTTTTAGAACATCAACCATATCTTCTTCACTATTCCATTTGGGGGCAGATTCCACCCACTCAGGAATGGCATCTAGATATCCCCAGGGGATTTTCTCTTTACTCATTTCTCCCCCTTCAACTGGAATTGTGGGTGATACGACCAGCTCACTATCTTGTGATCGGCCACCTTTACCTCCACCGTCCCAAAACCAGCCTTTTTGACTTCTTCCAGGGCCTTCATAATCGCCTCTTCTACGGTCATTTTAGCACCTTTCTAACTGAGCGCAACTACTTCTCCCTCACAGTAGGGGCTTCATTGGGTATTAAAGCTATTTGACGCCCTTTTTCTTTTGGTCCTAAAGCACCGTTAACCCGGGACCGGGCGGTCTTAAAAGTTTCCTCATCTTTTTCAAAGCCAATAAAATTACGCCCGATGCCTTTACAGACTTCTCCAAAAGTTCCGCCACCGAGAAAATAATCAACTACCAAATCACCTTCTCGGCTGAATACACTGATATAATAACGAGCTATGTTTGCTTCCTGCCCCCACCTATGAAAGCGTTTATCCCCACCCGTGCCATCATATTTGCCCAAGACATTGGTTATTGGCAGGGCTTTGCTTCCCTTCTGTGTATAACAGAGCAATGATTTATAGCCAGTGATTATCTTGCGTGGCCATAGGATGCTAGTATTCCCTCGGTGCATCAAGATAAAATCGTAGAAATAATCTAGATGCTCTCCCAATGTCATCATAACTTGGTGCTTCCAATAAGGCCCGGCATAAGTGATTAAAAAGCCTTCGGGTTTCAATGCCCGGGCCGCCTCTTCAGCCAACCACTCATAAAGATAGTGATATTTCTTCTCATAAGGCGGGTCAGTAAAGATAAGGTCAACGGTGCCGGCACCTATTTTATCAGGAGCTAGCTCCATAGCATCACCGCATATTAGTTCAAACTTTCTCATTCCCCCTCCCCATTAGTGGGGCTAATCAATTTCTGGTATTTTGCAGTCGGTACTTGGATTTCACACACTTTTTTACAGTCATCACATAAAGCCATCCCGCCGTAAAATTCACCATCTCGGAAATCAACGGCTATCCAAGTCGGCTTGTTTTTACACCTAATGGATTGGCGGGGGCCGAATGTCATAAATGAACCTGCCTTAATCTCAGCTTGGCATTGGTTAACATCAATGGGTTCTAGTTCCTTCTCCATCATCTTCTCCTTTCCTTGAGTTCACTTCTCCCTCGTAGGGGCTTCATTCATCTATTACCTTTTCGCCGTTCTTCCTCAAAATAAATACAGCCTTTCATATTAGCTCCAGTGAAAGCAATAAATACATTCTCCTTGCATATAACCCCACCATCATAATGCCTACACTTAGAGCAGATAAAATTCTCCCATCCTGCACCATCTGATTGTTTTCTTATCTCTGCCTCTATTGAATTACATTCATAATCCTGATATGAGCTTGTCATTTCTCATTCCCCCTCCCCATTAGGTGTGGGGCTAAACCGTGATAGTTTGTTTAAAAT